CAGTATGACTACAACAACTAAAAAGGTATCGATAGGTGACAATCCCGCAGTAGAGAATACTGAAGGGGTACCAATTGATGGTTTCCAAGATCCCACAGGTGAGTATCCCAAGAGAGAATACCACTATGGATCTTCGATAAACAAATCTGCTCGTGGACTAAAGGTAGAGAACCTTTATCTGGGTGGTGGTACCGAAGGGGTATCTCTGAATCTAGAAGACCAAGAACCTTCTCGTTTCCCTTTCAACCAAGTCAAAGAGACTTCCTCTGGACATATCATCTCATACGATGATACTCCGGGCGGTGAACGCGTACTTATCAAACATCGTACAGGTGCAGGTGTAGAAGTTCGGGCAGATGGATCTGTCGTTATCTCTTCTTTGAATAACAAGGTTGAAGTAACTGGGGGTGACCAAACTGTTATTGTTGAAGGTAATGGTAAGTTGGTGTATAATGGTAACCTCAACTTAGAAGTTACTGGAGATTACAATGTCAATGTTGGGGGTGACTACAACGTCAACACTAACGGCAATCAAAACACCAAGGTAAGAAAGAACAACATAACCGAAGTAGGATTGAACACAAACTATCTTACCAAAGGAACTCATGTCCAGAAGACAGTAGAACACGAGTCGCGTATCGTATTAGGTAACGAGAATCATATCGTTAAGGGATACTGGAGAAACCAGATTGGTGCAGAGATCGAAATGTTCACTGGTAACCGTTTCCAAGTATCTGCCGAAGAAGAGTTTGCAATCACTGCACTCCAAGGTAATATCTCTGCGACTGAACTCTCAGTGATTGGTATGAAGGGTGTGATTGGTGGTGAGGCAGTTGAGTTTACATCTCCTGTCTATATGGGGCCAATGGGTGCCACACCATTTACTTCGGGTGCATCTTTCTATGGTTCATTCCACGGACAGGCACTAGAAGCAATCAAATCTAACTATGCATACAAAGCAGAGAATGCCAAGACTTCCGAGAAAGCAAGTAAGGAAAGTCCGGGACAACCAAGTGGTGGTGCCCCAGAAGTACCTACCAATATGGAAAGTCTTACCCCTGTTAAACCAGTACCAATTTGTGATGCGGTTTCGGGTATACTATCTGATGGTCATCTTTCTATCCGTGCAGTTTCCATCGATCCACTTGATGCATTGAGAAACTCGTTATTATTACGAGACGATTATGCAGGGTTGTTCGAGAAAGATCCAACCATTGATGAGATTAGATCAACGTTAAGAGATATAGCAAACCGAACAATTACGAATGAAGAAGGTAATAAGTTCGTTGATATACTAATACAGAACGAAGTGATAAGTGCCCAATGGGAAGCACCATTACCATTTAAGATAGGTCGTGTTGCAAAAGGAACTGCTACAACTCCAACATTCGGATACACCGCATTAGGTAACTCAATAGACCATAGAGGAAAGATATTCAAATGATAGTTTTACCTGACCAGAAGTTCAACCCTAACTTCCAAGACATAATATTGTCTAGTACGAAACTAGCACCGGGAGTTTCACTTGCTAAGTTCCTTGGCACCAAAGGCAACCCATGTAGTTTGACAACCGTACCCAAGTATCAGAATGACCAGACAGAACGGAAACAACTAGCACGGAACCTATACCTCCACGCAGAACTGTTCCGTAGTGTTAATGGTAATACTGATATGTTCAAGGACGTTCGTTTGATTGTGACCGAAGGTGTCTACCGTGGTGGCCCAATAGAAACAGTTGCAGGTGATAACCTCACTAAGCAAGAAGGTCGATTGGTAGTATATAAAGTAGTGGGAGAAGACGGAAAGATCGATTATGAGAGAACGTTTGATCTAGCAGTGTTTTGGAAAGACTACATGAACTATGATAAACTCTCATTAGAATACGATATGTGGAATCCCAATGGTGTACTGAATGCGCAGATTGCAGTCGAAACACCCAAGGTACCAGAGTCTTTTGATGTATCATTTGGTGGTAAAGTACAGACTAACTTTAATGGGTCGCTTTTATCGGCAGATGAACTCACAGAAGTTCTAGAAGATGTATAAATAGAACTATAAGAATTTTAGGATAGTAAGATGGCAAGAGCATTCTCAGTAGAAGACGGTAAACTTGATAACCAAGTCACGTTAAACGCTACAAACAATCGCGAGTACATAGACATTGATATGTCTTTCTCTGCGAAACCGACTGGTGACATTTATAAAAAGAATGCTGTGGCGGCAGTTAAGCAGTCACTCAAGAACCTATTAATGACAGCACGAACCGAGAAACCATTCCAAGCATACTTTGGATGTAATCTTAATTCGTATTTGTTTGAACTTGCAGACGCAGGAACAGTAGGTGAGATCAAGATTGCTATCCGAGAGAATGTAAGAGTGTATGAACCAAGGGTCGATCATAAGAAATTGGTCATCCGATGTGTATTGTCTCCAGACGATAACACACTTACAATAACATTAGTTTTTAACGTATTGAATTCTGGCGAACAATCAGAGTTCACAACACGACTGAATAGGTTACGATAATGGCAACAACAATACACAGTTCTTCTTTAGACTTCACAGCGATAAAGAATAATTTAAAGACATATTTACAGCAACAGTCTGAGTTTAAAGACTACGACTTTGAAGCGGCAGGTCTTTCAAATATTCTTGATGTGTTGGCATACAACACGCACATGAATGGACTGACTGCCAACTTTGCCTTGAACGAATCGTTCTTGAATACTGCACAGTTGAGATCCAGTGTTGTGTCACACGCAGAGACTTTGGGTTATGTTCCTGCGTCTAAGAGTGCCGCACAAGCGACAGTCAACCTATCCTTTAACATTGGTATCGACCAAGAAGATGTACCTGAGAAATTACAGGTATCTTCTGGTTATAAGTTTACCTCTTCTGTTAACGATGCGTCATATACATTCCAGACTCAAGAGTTAATCGAAGCAACAAACGATGGTAATAACTTCTTCCAATTCCAAACACTAGAGGGATCCACAGAGATTCCTGTCTTCGAAGGTATTGCTAAGACTAAGACTTTCTTCGCAGGTGAAGATGCCGAAGGTACGTTGTATATAATCCCAGATATAAACATGGATCGATCTACTGCTGTAGTAAAGGTATATGAGAGCGCAACTTCTGGTGACTTTACCTCTTACATTAACCTAGAGGTCGCAACTAACATTGACGTAACAACTCCTGCTTATATCCTCAAGGAAGCACCTAATGGATACTATGAGTTGTCGTTCGGTAATGGTTCTACTTTAGGTGCAGTACCTACCGCAGGTTCTAAGGTCACAATAGAATACTTATCAGTAGATGGTTCTAATGCCAACGGTGCAAGATTGTTCGAACCAGTTAATACTATCGAAGTAACTGAACCCACAAGTGGTATCGGTCTCGAACGATTACCTGTCGTATCTACTACTAACCGATCAGTCGGTGGTTCTGCCAAAGAGTCACTCGCATCTATTCGTAAGAACTCTCCTTATCGCTATGCCACACAGAACAGAATGGTAACCCATGCTGACTATGCATCATTAGTACTTCGTACATACGGTGCATTGATTGATGACATCATTGCGTGGGGTGGAGAAGATAACCTAGTACCAGAGTATGGTATAGCATTCCTCTCTATCAAGTTCAAGTCAGACGTAACTGACAGTCTCAAAGAAGTAACTAAAGACAACATCCGTGTGTTGGTTGATCAATTGTCAATTGCCTCCTTTGGATTGAAGTATACAGATCCAGTAGTAACTTTTATTGAAAACAATGTGTTCTTTCAGTATAACCCAGATTACACTAACTTGTCAATCAATGCTTTACAGGAATCTGTAAGAAACGTGATGACTAGTTACTATACGACTAACACTGGTAAGTTCGGACAAGCATTCAGACGTTCGCAACTACTCGCATTGATTGATGACGTGAGTCCTGCTATCCTATCTTCTCGTGCAGATGTTAGTATGCAACAACGTTTCACCCCCTCTGGTGGCGTAGAAGGTAACTTCAGTTTTGACTTCCCGACTCAAATATCTAATCCTCTGATTGATCAGAAGGTTATTACGTCTTCGGTATTCAAAAAGACTACTGCCAAAGGATTATTGAACTGTCAGATAGTAAACAAAGAGACAAAGAACATCGTAACGATTGATACACTAACATCGAACGTAGTTGTTGTTGGTAAAGTTAATACAGTTACTACTGCCGCACTTGGCGAGAATAATATAACTACCACGTCCTCTAGTACTCAAGAAGTTCAACAAGGTCTAGTATTACAGATCATTGATACTGGTACAGGTGATGTTGTTATAGACAACGTAGGATACTATGTTCCCGGAGCAGGTATAGTGCATCTAGTAGGATTCAAAGCAGACGAATCTACTGAGATCAAGATGAGCGTAATACCTGCCAACCAGAGTGCGATAGTACCAAATAGAGAATACATTCTCGAATACGATAACACTAGACTAAGTGCTAAAGGTCTGCGTACTACAGCGAGTAACTAATGCCAAAGAATACTATCTTAGATAAAACATTAGTAGACACGAATAGACGTGACATCAATCTTCGGGAACCCCAAGTTGAGTCCGTCTTACCCGATCATATTCTAGCAGAGTATCCGAAGTTTGTCTCGTTTCTAAAACACTACTATGACTTTGAGTCACAGAATACATCCTTAACTCGTTTCTTAAACAATATGTTCGAGACGAGGGATGTCACACAGACTGACAAAGATCTACTAAGTTATTTCGAAGACGAGTATCTATTAGGTCAGAACTACTTCAAAGGTTTCGTAGATAAGAGGACTGCTGTTAAGTACTCTAGTTATCTCTATAGAACCAAGGGTACTAGATACTCTATACAACAATTCTTCAAGACATTCTTTGACATTGAACCAGATGTGGTGTATACTAAACAATATATATTTACATTAAATGAATCAAAGGTAGGTGCAGAATCATCTAGATTTCTCACCGACAACAAATTATATCAAACCTTTGCTGTACAGATTAGATCAGAATTATCTATCGCACAGTGGAGAGATGCCTATAAGTTGATCGTTCATCCCGCAGGAATGTATCTTGGTGGACTTACACAGATCGTAGGTGCCGCAGGATTCGATAATGCTCAGTACGATCCGGGCGAAGCAATTAAACCACCAATCGTATTGGAAGGTCAGGCAGGATTCGAGAATCTGGCGTTCGAGCAGAACACCGCACTATTCGACTTTGGTATAACAAGTGACGCAGGTGCCGTATTGAAATTCAGAACTAGATTGGGTAGTAGCGCAGGTAAGGCACAAGATAGTGCAGATCTTGCACTAGGTATTCCACGCGGTAATGATTGGTCAGATCTTGAGAATCTTACTGTCGATAACCTTGACAGAATGTATTCTAGTCTTGGTGAGTACCTCACTCCAGATAGTCCAACGTTGGATGATGATAGTGATGGATCAACATTGTACAGTGGATTCGACTTATCTTCTAGCGAACTGATCGACCAAGAGACATTCACTTGGAACCCTGCTGTGACTAGGTTCGACTCTGATAACTCTGCATTGCTAGTTACAGATACAATAAATAGAGGAGCAATACGCTCCGTAGGCGATTCTGATTCTGAGATATCTTTGCGTGAGATAATCAGAAGAGGGATGTAAATAATAGTATAAATAGAAGTAATAATATTCGGGAAGTAAGATGACTAGACAAGTATTAAACAGAGGAACGATTGCGAATGATGGCACAGGCGATACGCTTCGCGGTGCCGCATTAAAGATCGAACAGAACATTATCGAGATCTACAATAAGTTAGGTGACGGTGATGCACTGACTCCTCTTATTGACTTTGACTCCAGTGGAATTATATTTAAAGATTCCGCAGGTGGATCATTCTCGTCTCGAATTGGTGTTGTTGCTCCGACTGCTAGTAACCTAATCTATGTCCCGAATGCTTCGGGTCAGTTGGTTATGGATGCCGCAACTCAGACACTCACCAATAAGACTCTGACTAGTGCGGTTCTTACCACTCCTCAGATCAACGACACTAGTGCTAATCACCAGTATGTTGTTGCAGTAAGTGAACTTGCCGCAGACAGGACAGTCACACTCCCATTGTTGGGTGCCGCAGATGAGTTTACATTCAATAGTCATACACAGACACTTGTTAACAAGACACTTACTGCTCCACGAATAGATAATATTCGTATGGGTGACGGTGATGGTATACTTGATAGTGCAGGTAACGAACAACTATTATTTGTTGCAGACTCCTCTTCTCCAGTTAACTATCTTCGCATTACAAGTGGACGTACCAATGTTGCACCGATACTTAAAGCAGTAGGCGAATCTACTACTTCATTGTCATTGCAAGGATCTGGTAATGGTGCTGTACAGATTGACTCTAAACTTGTTCTTAAAACACAAAGTGTGAGTGGTGCAGGTGCGTTAAGTGTTAATGTTCCAGTATCAATTATCGTGAATAATTCTGGTGCAGATTATACTCTACCCAATGGTACTCAGACTGGTGAAGTGAAGTATATAACCAACACAAAGAATGTCAATGCCGTTATCAAACCAACATCATCTAACATTGGTTCAGTTTCTACTATAACATTGACACAAAATGACTCAGTAATGCTTATGTGGTTCACCAACCAATGGGCAATAATAAATACATATGGTGCGTCTACTGGATCCTCTGATCCGGCAGTTGCGTAACAACATAAATTAGGAATAGATAAATGCCAGTAGTAACCGATACATTTAAAAAACAAGTCTTGGATGATCTCCTTGCCGATCAAGTCAGTGCGTCCATAAGATATTATGCCGCAATTGGTAGATCAGAAGACTGGAACGATTCGGATGTGGCAACTGTTCCTACGAATGATGCCGCAAGTGCGCGAGATGCTCGTGGTGGTTTCCAATCACTCAAACTTATTGAGGATGCCTCTTATGTCATTCCTCGTAGAATCTGGATTGCTAACCTGATCTATTCTGCCTTTGATGACAATGATGTTGGGTTCCCAGTGAATCCCTTCTATGCTATCAACGCTAACAACGAGATCTACGTTTGTTTGGAGCAGGGTAAGAAGCAGGATGGTACCTCTCAGTTGTCTACTATTCAACCTACAGGTAATACTATTGGTTCTCCTTTCCGTACTGCGGATGGATACACTTGGAAATTCCTATACTCTATTGGTGCATTGAGAGCAGACAAGTTCTTATCCTCTGCATATCAACCAGTACGGTATGTTGCCTCAACTGACTCAGACAGTCCTGCCGAAGATCTTCAACAAGAGATCGTACAGAACAATGCAATTCCGGGACAGATCTTAGGATACGCAATCACCAACGGTGGTACTGGTTATACTTCTACTCCTACAGTAAGCATTATCGGTAACGGTACTAACGCAAGAGCATATGCAGTTAAGTCTGGTGAAGTAATCATCGACATTAAAGTTGTAGCAGATAGTTCTGGCAACTCTAGTGCGTCTTACTTCGGTAAAGACTATGACTATGCTAACGTAGTTATTACTGGTGGTGGCGGTGACTCGTGTACTGCACGTCCTATTATAGGACAACGTGATGGTATCGGTGCTAACCCAGTAATTGATCTTAAATCAAATGGTATGATGTTTAATACAAAACCAGAAGGAATAGAAGGTGGTGACTTTGTTACAGGTGATGAGATCTTCCGTCAAGTATCACTCGTTCGTAATCCTCGTGTTGACTCTGCAAATGGGACTCTTCTCACTTCTACCACCGCTAGGGTCTTAGACAAGATTCGATTCAACTCTGGTGCGTTCTTGAAGTCTACTGTACAGAAGTCTACCATTAGTGGTGCGACCTCTGGTGCTACAGCAATTCTTGATGACACAAATGATTCGGATACTGTATGGTATCACCAGAATACAACAACAGGATTTACACCTTTCGCAGTAGGAGAAACTGTGTCGGTAGTTGGTAATGCATCTATCACTGGAGTTATTGCCGCAAAGACTCAGGGCGAAGCAGATCCTTACTCTGGAGATCTCCTATATATAGATAACCGATCACCAGTAACACGATCTACCGACCAAACCGAAGACTTGAAAATAGTAATCACTATCTAGGATTAAGAAATGCCAAATACGTTTACAGAACAGACAATGAGATCGACCTATAAGGACGATTATAAAGATAGTGATAATTACTCACAGATCTTATTCAACGCAGGTCGTGCGCTTCAAGCGCGTGAACTTACGCAGATGCAGACTATCATCCAGAAAGAAATCCAACGGTTTGCTAATAATGTATACACCAAAGACGGTGTGGCAACTCAGACTGGTGGTATAACTGTTCAGAACTGGCAGTTTGCCAAGATCTCGAATGATGCGAACAACACGTTCGATACTACTGATAACCTTAACGGTGTTGTCCTTACTGGTTCACAGTCTAGCATTAAGGTAAAGGTTTACCGTGCAGTCGCGGCAACTGGTACTGATCCAGATACAATCTACATTCAGTATCTAGAAGATCCTACTGCTCGTAGTCCTGCTACTACTTTCCTAGAACCTGCTCGTGTAACTCCGGGAGAAGTTCTTTCTAATGGATCGAACATCAACCTGACAGTACAGACTACTAACACAACTGCAAACCCTGCTATTGGTACTGCGTGTGCGGTAGAAGTCGGTTCTTCTGAATTCTATGTTAAAGGACACTTTGTATTTACACCAAAGCAAGAGTTGATCGTATCTAAGTATTCGGCAGATGCAACGGCAGACATTGGTTATAAGATTGTACAAGATGTTGTTACTGTATCTGATACAGATGACTTATATGATAACCAGAATGCAACTCCTAACCGTTCAAGTCCCGGTGCTGATAGACTACGAATCAGACTTACTTTGGCAAAACGATCATCATTGGTCGCAGGTGAGACCTTCGTATACTATGCTACTATGTTCCGTGGTGTTATGGAGAACGAAGTAACTCAGAAAGAAAACTATGGTTTCCATGATCATGTCGCTACACGCGTCCGTGAGATTCATGGTGACTTCATTACAAAATATTGGAAGATTGGTATTGCTCCAGACGCAAAGAGTACAACCAACTTCATCATGCGAGTAGATCCGGGAACTGCATATATTGACGGTCACCGTATTGCTACTAAGCAAACTCAAAGTCTTATTGTTCCTCGTGCTACTGATACTATTGTTCGTGAAGAAGATCAGGTTGGTGTTGACTACGGCAACTACTTCTACTTCAACGATGGTGTTGGTATGTTGGATATCGATGTCTGTGAAGCAGTTAACCTTTATAAGGGTACGGGAGGTCAAGACTCAGTAATTGGTACTGCTAACATTCGTGCAATCACCGAAGGTGCTTCGGGCACAAGAGTAGGTGGAAACTCTTACGATAGCGTACCTGCATTTAAGGCACACTTATTCAATATCAATCGTACTAACTTTAACTGGTCACTTGCAGACGTTTCGTCTATCAAGTCTGTTGCAAACACTCATTATGTCAATACTGTTAAGACAACTAGTAGTGGCAATTTGATTAACAGTGCGGCACTACTTCACGAACCAAAGAAGAATGCTTTAATCTTTGATACGCCTTTGCGTAGACCAAAGAACTTCTCTGATGTCACTATGACATTTATGAAGAAGTATAACTTCACTTCTAGTGGTACCACTCACTTGATTAATCTAACTGATGCAGGTGAATCATTCGTTCGTGCTAGTGATGTGATTGTCGCATCTACTACAGATTTTAATCCGAACGGTGTATCTGCCGCGATCTCTACCGCAGGTAATAAGAGAATAACTTTCTCTGGTCTTACTGGTAGTGTCGCATACGAAGTTATCGTATTCATTAAGAAGACTAATGCTACTGTTAAGTCCAAGACCCTAACGTCTGCGACTGTTACTGCCGCATTGGATTCTGATGGTCAAGGTCGTTACTTCTTAGATCTTGGTCAATCAGATGTCTATAGTGTTGAACGTATTCGTAAGACTAACTCCGATGGATCAGATCTCTTTACTAACTTCTTGTTTGATGCAGGTAACCGTACTACTCACCAAGCAGATGGTAAGTTAATCTGGTCTGGTGGTGGTCTTGATAATTCTACAGATGGTCAAGTCTTTGCTCGATACAAGTACTTCGCAAACTCTACCGCAGGTTCATTCTTTGCAGTCAACTCTTATGATGGTCAGTTAGACTATCTTGATGTTCCTGCTCAGAAACTACCTACTGGCGGCAAGGTATCTTTGCGTGACGCAATCGACTTCCGTCCTTCAATGAACGGTTCTGGTGCGTTTACTGCAACTGATGTGCCACCTTTACCAGTACCATCCGATACAATTATCGCAGATGCCGAATACTACTTGCCTCGTGCAGACCGTTTGGTTATCTCAGACAAGAGCGAACTACGTTATATTACTGGTTCATCTTCTCTTAATCCTAAGTTCCCTGACATTCCAGTGGATTGTATTGATCTTTATAAGGTTAAGTTAGGGGCGAACACTCTACACACCCAAGATCTCAAATCAACTATTATCCCTCGTAAGGGATATACGATGCAAGACATCAACAAGTTGGAACAGAAAGTTGATCGTCTAGAAGAGATGACTACACTTTCATTACTTGAGTTGAACACTAAGTTCTTGCAGGTAT